CCTGTCTCACCGAGGGCATCAAACTCGGTTTGTGCCGCATCACGACCAACAGGAACACTCCCCTTCAGATTGGGCACATTGAAGTTAGGTGCCCCACCACCAGTACCATAAGTTGTCCCAATAACAGCATACAGCGTCGGATAAGTTATTGCAGAATACGCCGTACCATCACAAAGCAACCATCCCGTCGGGGGTGATAGCGTTGACCAAAGCATGATTGAACCGGTAGGTGGTGTCGGGATAGTTGCGGGCGCAAACTTTGTCCCGTTGTGTTGCAGTACCTGGCCTGAACTAGCACCGGTCGTGTCAATCTCGATGCCGTCCACGGTCAGGACCGAGGTGGCTGTGGTGCCGGTGATCGTTGCCGAACCTGCGCCAACACCGTTGGTCACCGACACCGCGTTTGCCGACACCGTGCCGGTCGCAGTCACGCCAACGAACTGGGGACTCGAGGTGGTGGCAACAGCTTGACCGATGGAGATGGTCGCCGTTGACCCTTCGCCGGTTCCTCCCGACACGGTCACTCCGGTGCTAGCCGCCACGGTCGCCACATAGTCGCCGGTCGTCTTGGTTCCGAGAGCCACCGAGTCGTTGCCGATGTTGCCCGACGGGACGGTGCCGGTTAGTTGTCCTGCTGGGATACTGGTCAGACCTGCGCCCGAACCGTTGAACTGTCCCGCGGTGGTCGTGATGTTGCCGGTCACCGAAATGGTGTTCGGGGTGTTCGCTGACGGCCCGCAAGCGACGACGATGCCGCCGGTGTTCGTGTTGACTCGAGCGACGTGGCCGACGACCTGGATAACGTCCGATGCACCCGTCGGGCGAGTGCCAGTCAGTCCACCACCAGAGGCAACGTACAGAGGCTGGTTGATGCTGTAGGCATTCGTGTTCTGCCCGTCAAGGTCACCAACGATCACCGTGTGGCCGTTCGCATTGACACCAATGTCGCCGTCCGTGATGCCGATAGCAGGCATCTTCGCGCTGTTGGAGGCGTCTGCTGGGGCGATCTCGGCAACCTGCGTTGAGCCGACAGTTCCGGTGATGTAGACAGGGGTGCCGTTCGGGATGATGCTGGCAGTCGTGTTCTTGACGTGGAAGTACACCAGACCGGCCAGATCGCCGTGAATGTGGTTTGCGTACAGGGTTCCGTCCACCGTCAGGTCGGTGGTGAAATGCCCGTCGCCGGTGACATCCAGCGAATACGACGGGGTGGTGTCGTTGATGCCGACGCGGTTGTTGGTGGAGTCGACGTACAGGGTTCCCGAGTCAACGTTCAGCCCGCCGAATGCGACCGTGTCACCTGTTCCGACAGCCTGCCCGATGGCAACGGAGGGGGTTGCCCCTTCCGAACCTGACCCGGTGACAGTAACTCCGGTACCGCCGGTAATGCCAGCCACATAGTTCCCCGTAGTTTCCGTACCGAGGGTGATGTTCGGGGTCGCCCATTTGATGCCTGCCGTCTGTGCTGAGTCTGCAATTAGGTATTGCCCATCGGTGCCAACAGCGAGCCGTGCTGGAGTGTCGGCTGCGGTTCCGGCAATCAGGTCACCCTTGGCGTCAATGATGCTCTTGGTGATGGCGTTCGGGTCTTGTTCGGACGACCAGCGCACACCAGGGGTTTGGGTGCTGTCAGCGACGAGAACCTGATTGTCGGTGCCAACAGGGACACGGACGAAGGCGTCTGCGCCGGTGCCGACGAGCAAGTCTCCCTTGGCATCGTAGGACGTGGTGATGGGGTCAGTACCCCAACGCAGGCCGGAGGCTTGAGTGGAGTCTGCGAGCAAGACTTGACCGTTGGTGCCAACAGCCAGTCGGGTGGGGGTGTCTGCACCGGTGGCCGAGATCAGGTCGCCCTTGGCATCCAGAATCGTCTTCGAGATGGCGTTCGGGTCGGTTGTCTCGATGGGAGCCTGCGAGAACGACGGCTGTGCGAGGGACGGCGGGATAGTCATGTCAGGCTCCTTTCATCACGTCTTGATGATGTAGTTCAAGACTACATAAGGCTGGAGGTTGTTGTGCGCTGCCCCAGAACCCGCATTTTGGTTCGTGGCTGTCGCGTCAAGAGTAATACCAGTAACCGTATGCGAGTGGGTTCCGGCAGAACCAGTTTGGTCGGTCACGTTTGTTGTTGACGATGTATTGGCTGCTCCGGCGTTGGTGTCACGCGCAACATTGTTTGGTCGAGTCGTGTAATCGTGGAAGTGTGAACCGTCAGAAGACGTTGCCACAGCGAAAAGCACATGGCCGTGAGCATTCTGAACGTGGGTGTGAACCGGCATTTCGGTTTGCGCCAGAGTGTGCGTTTTCGCGCCACCTGTCTCGCCCATTGCGTCAAACTCTGTTTGTGCGGCGTCTCTTCCGACCGGTATTCGTCCCTTGAGGTTCGGCAGGTAGTACAGATTGCCACTATGAACGCCATAGGTATCCCCGACGCAGTCCCGTAGTTCTGGGTATTGGTCGCCATCAAACGTCGATCCATCGCACAGCAGGTAGCCAGATGGGGCGGCAACACCGGCATACGGCAGAACAGCACCGGTCGGATTGACAGCCAGTTGCAGAAACAGTTCCAGTTCGCGGTCCCGGTTCTCGAGCAAGTCACGAACCTCTGAGGTCAAGCTCGGCATATCGTCACCACGGAAGGTGTAGTTGAACGGCACGTCAGTCCTCGCAGGTCAGGATGACACGGTTGATGGTCGCTGCTGTGGTCGCCACGACTGGGATGACGCCGTATCCTCGAGGGGCATCGTCTGTTCTGATGCGCGAAATGACCAGTTCGCCCGATGAGACTTCGTTAGCAAATTTCTGGTCGGAGGTGGTGTATTTAGATTGGTTTACGTCCACAAGGCCAGTCGGTTTGATTGTGACACCGACAGTAGGCGAGGCGGCACTTGATGCCCATTGAACAACGACTTCTTTCACCGTAAACGGTTTCTGATGCCAGTATTCCGATAGTTCGGCGGTGCCAGACGGAGGCGTTGATCCTGTACTACCCGCAGCGACAAAATCAAACTCGCTGTCAACATTCGTCACCTCAATGACGTTGTTGTCAATCCGATACCAAATCACGGGATATTTAGACATATTGGATACTAGGGCGACAATGAAATATTCGTTCTGTGATCCTGGTCCGGGTCGCGCAACGACGATCTGATTAGTCAGCGACGTGGTCGTTGCCTCAAACGAAACCTCGTGTCGCGCCCATTTCCCGTGATTGGTTTGTGAATAAATGACCCCGTTGCGGAGAAAGACAACGAGTCGACCGTCAGCGATGGCTTGAATGCGACCCTTTTCGTAGCCGTCGGCGGCATCGTTGACATCGTCCATGTTCATCGTTGCTATGGCCTGGACGTTTGACCCAAGCAACTGGTAGATGTTCCCGTCCAGCGAACCAGATCGTTGCTGGTCTAGGAAGTAGACGTTTCGCCCGACGACCGTAGCATCACGCATACCTTCGGTGACGTTTTGTGCTGGCACGATCAACTGGATGGTGACGCTTGAGCCAAGTACGCCGACAACGCTGTAAACGCCCGTGTCGCAGATGACGAGCAGGTCGTTGGTTCGAGGCAGTACGTTCAGAATCTGCCCGTTGAACTCGTAATACTGGCTCGTTGCCCAGCCGGTGAGGGCGGTATCCGAGTAGTAGAGGCGTTTTGTTGTCGGTCCCCACGCCACAAGGCGGTAGCCGTAGAGTGCGACGTTCGTGATGCCGGTACCGCTTCCGAGAGCGGTCGACACACTCGCATCGGTTCCACCTGTTGTCACGCTGCGGATGTAGCCGAAAGTACCCGAGTTGGTGTTGACGTAGTAGAACTTGGCTTCGCTTGGAACGTAGGCGACCTTGCCACCGAGGGTGCCAGTCAGATTGGTGTCAATGGATGAGATTGGGGCCAATGTTCCGTCATTGACGCTGAGAAGACGGCACATCTTTGATGTCGTGCCAGACCAGATGACGAACGAATAGTTGTCGCCACCAATCGTCCAAGAGTCCATGATTTGTGCGTTGGTTGACGACGTGACACCAGCGTTTTGGCCGATGGTTATTGACCCAGTTGGGCATAGGCGACCGTTGGGCAAACTAATCATGTCTGTCCCGAACCAAGTGTTCTTCGGCCAGTTAGTGGAGCGTGGCCCCATGTACTGACCGCCGGAGAAGTCGTCGTAAACGATCTGGAAGGAGGCCATCGGCTACTCCCAAGTGGCGTAGTCGCGGGCGCGTGTGAACTTGATTCGCCTCTTGATGGTTGACCGGTTGTCGTCGTTCATGGCTTTCACGAACGTGCCGTACTCTTGCAGGTAGAGCGACGCTCGCTGTTCGTCCTGGCGTCGTGCCGCGCACAGGTGGGAGGCGTAGGCGACGATGGCCGAATGGTAGACGGCAGGCATCAGGGGAGACGACGAGTCGCTCGAGAGGGCTGGCTCGGAACGGAAGTAGTACAAGGTGCCAGCGGTGGTCGTGGTCGGAACCGGAACGATCTTGGCTTGGTTGCCGTAGATGGTCCACCCGTAGGTGCTGTTGTCCGAGGTCGGATCAAGGAACGTCTCGAGGGGAACCCATTCGGCGGGGGACGAGTTGATGACCAGCTCGTTGGCTCGCATGAAGTCCGACGGCAGGGTCGCAGCACCGTTCACCGTGTCAAACGACAGCGACGAAGTCGAGGCCAGCCACCACCAGTCGCGTTCCATGCTGATGCGGTTCAGGGCGTCGTTCAGGCTGGTGTTGACGTAGGCGTTGGTAATCAGGCCGTCAAGGCTGTTGCCCGAGTTGTCCGACTTGATTGCCAGACGATCTTTGACTGCGTTACGCAGGTCCAATCTGTTCATGTCATACCACCATCACGCTGTACGCCTGCGCGGCGTTGGAAATCAGTTTCACGTCCGACGCTGTCCCATCGCCTACCAGGCTGAGGGTCATGCCGATAGCCACGACGTAGCAGTCGTCGCCGTTCACCGTCGGGTCCGGCACACCCTTGCTCGGGTCGCCGTAGGTGAAGAAGATGGGGGAACCAGACGTGGTGCGGTTGCTCACGATCACGAACGAAACCGAGTCACCGAATGACACCGTGTCCACCGTATTGGGGGTCAAGACGGCGTGTTTCGCCTTGTTCACGGTGTACGACGCCATTACTTGCCTTTCTGGTTCATGCTGTGGATTCGACGGTTGGAGCCTTC